CACGAAATTGGTGTTAAGGATTTCCGTGATAGGAATGACTTTTTAAGAAATGGATTAACAAAGAAAAACGGAGTATATATATATGAGTGATGTATTAAGGTCTCATGCTACAGTGGTGGATACGCTAACTGTGGCTTCTGGAGGGACATTAAACGTATCTGGGAACGAGAGAAACCTAATTCAAACAACTATCAAGTATGCTTCTGGTGGTACTTTATATGTCATGGGAACCACAAATCAACCCGCAGGGACTACATTAGGTTGGTTAATGAGTTCTACAGAGGTTCATCACCACATGGGCCCAGATAGCTTTTATTTAGCCGCTTTGGGTGCTACTACTCTAGTTTATAGAATGAGAGTATATGGAGAGGGTTATTTAGAGGGGACTTTTAGTTGATCTTAGTTCACTTACCTAATCCATTATATTGTGCATATAGACTTTACCCAGTCTTGATAACAGATGGTTCAATCCATGTGAGGTGTGGCCAATGGGAGTAATGGTATCTAGTATTGGTGAAGATTCTGATGGCTTAACGCTATCTCAAGAATCCATAAATACTGTCACGACAACTGTAGTAGGTAGTGTGGGTACTGGTGAGACTTCCATCACTTTAGTTGACGTTAAAGCTGTAGATATAGCTCCAACGGCGGCAGATGGTGGTACTTATTACTTTTCTTACAATTCAGGTGCTCAAACATCGAGTACAGGCAAGGTCTTAAGCTCTTCTAAACCCTTGATATTAGTGGCAGATTACGGTGAAAGGTTAAATTTTACCATATATATCTCTAGGTCTACGGGTTCAGGCACATTATTGGTGGATGAGTACACTTTATGAAGATAACAAGAAGTCTAGGCAGTTTAGATTTAAGTGGTTTTACAGATGGTTCGGTATTATTCGCTGATGGCGGTGCTATTGCAGAGAATAACGCTGAGTTTTACTTTGATACCACCAATCACAGGTTAGGATTAGGCCAAAACGCTTCAGATTTCGCTATTGATGTGAATGGATTCACTTCTTTAAGAACTTCTTTTGTTATTAGGGAAGAAGGCTCAGATAACGCTTGGATGCAAGCTTTGATGAGAAATGGTAGTGGTCCTGCAAGGCAAATGGTGGCTAAGTCTAGAGGTACTAGTGATGCACCAACGGTAGTAATTGATGGTGACGCAGTTGCCGAGTGGCAGATGGTGGGATATAACGATGATTTATCTCGTTACAATCATGTAGCTATTCTTAGAGCTTCTGTTGATGGGACTGTTGGCTCTGACAAGGATATGCCAGGACGCTTAGAGTTCCATACAAACGATAATTCTACTGCAGACATGACAATCTCTGCCATGATTGATTCCAATAAGGATTTCACCACTTATGGGCAATTAAGGGTAGATCCTGGAAGTGACACAGATACAAATATAATTACAGTTGATGTTACTGGTACTCCTACAATGTCATGGAATGAGACAGGCGACGCTTTTGAGTACAATAAAGGCGTTATATTTAGCCCAGGTTCAGACACAGACATTACTCTTGTTACAGTGAATGTGACAGGCCAGCCTACATTTAGATGGGATGAGTCCGAAGATGAGTTTATCTTAGGTGCTAATGTTACAATTGAGGGAGATATTTACACTCAATCAGTGACCTTTGAGGGTGACATGAGTGAAGCTGACTGGGGTATGTTTGGTATTCGTGTTACTGGTACTGGGTTATCTACTTTCACAAATACTTCAACTGCTGCAAGTGGAACTGTTTCCAGGGCCACTACAGTTGTTTTATCTCAAGGAACTATTGCTGCCACAAATTCAAATGTTACCTATACTGAATATTATGGAGCCTACTGTTATGAACCAACGGCAGGAACCAATGTTACATTTAGCAATAGGTTTGCCCTTGGTGCTCAACATATTAAGGTTGATGCTCAACCTGTAGCAGCTATATCATCAAACCTTGGAGCTATCTATGTAGCCGGAACTACGGAATACACGGCTGCTGGGAACTACGCTCACCCCGCCGTACAATATGCTTCACAGGCTGACTTTACAACTTCACCAAATGCGTATGGTGCCGGATTCTTGTTTTGGAACAAAGCTACATATAATTATACAAACTCAAATGGTGCTTTTAGTGTTGGTCCGTCGTACACACTAGTAGATCAAAAACTTACAGAAGTCACAAACGCATCAGCAACTAAAACGTGTGCTTTTGATATATCTATTTTGGTTAATCCAACATACAGATCAACAGGAACTGGGACATTAACCGTATCGGCAGCTTATGGGCTTAGGAATAATTTTGTTTTTGATTCAAGAAGTACAGCAACCGAACTTTTTGGTGCTCAGTTTCTTGATGTTACTTTGAGTGACACAGAGACTACTTCTCCTGGAACTGTAACAAGTCATGCTGCTATTTGTGTTGCTGACTTAGCGAACGCAACAAATAATACGTCTTTGCTACTTGGCACCTCTACAATACCTACTGGCGACTGGAGTATTTACCAAGCTGATACAAAGGTAAATAGGTGGAATGGCGGTCATAGATTTAAAAGAAGAATATCAACAACGACAAATCAATCACTATCAAGTGCGGACCACTACACATCTTCAGACAATAACGCTGGAACAACTGTTACACTACCAGGAGCAAATGCGGGCTTACATCAAGTAGTAGTTAATGCAAATACGGCAGGTGGTGCTGTGTTAGTTCAGGCAAACTCTGGCTCTGGTGATAGTATTGAGGGTGGTGATGTGACTCTCTATAATAGGGGCGATGCAATTACTCTATATGCTGAGTCATCTTCTTTATGGAGAGTTGTTTCTAGGTATCAACAGGGAACAGACCTTACTACTGTGACGGGCGACTACACGCTGCTTTGGAATGATAGACACATTGATTGTAATAGTACCTCGGCAATTTTAATTACTGAAGTAGCAAATCCTGTGCATGGTCAGATGTTTACAGTGACTAATGTTAATACTGGAGCTGTTACTTTCAGTTTTGACATCAGTGGTGATAGTAGTCTATCATTAGGCCAATGGGAAGGTGTAACCTTTCGATATAATTCAACAATTAGTAAATGGGTAGCGACGGAGTATTAAATGGGTTTAAAATCAAATAGTATGGTATCAACCAATAATTCAACTTCAACTCTACTAACTAATGCGAGTGTGTTTACTGGTACTGGAGAAGATGTTTCTGGATACAACACAGTAACGGTTGCAGTTAAGACAGACCAGAATGGTACTTTCTCGGTTCAATTCTCCAGTGACAATACGAATTGGGATTCTGTTTTAACAAGGCAATATAGAACAAATCAGATTGAAGCTCCTCATAAGTTTACAATCACAAGAAAATATTGTCGTGTTGTGTTCACTAATAATAGTGGGTCAGATCAGACTTATCTAAGATTGCAAACTATATTTAATAGCCATCCAGATTTAAACGCTCCTTTGGATTCTACATTATCGCAAGATTATGATTCAACTTCAGTTCGACCAAGTGATTATCATTACGAAGTTGCTTTGGCGAGAAGACAAGGTAACACTCTTTGGAATAAGTTTGGTTATAATGCTGATATTGATACTGGTACAGAAACTATATGGTCAGTTGGTGGTACGTTTGCAAAGCTAACTACGGCTAGAACTTTGTCAGTAGTTTCTACTTCTACTGCTGACGATAGTGGTTCCACTGGAGCTGAGTCTGTTAGAATTTATGGAGTTGATGCCAATTGGAATGAGCAGACCGTTGATGTAGTTATGGACGGTACAACTCCTGTTGTGACTACTGAGACATGGTTAGGTGTAAATAGAATGGCAGTAACGCTTGCTGGTTCAGGCCAAGCAAATGCAGGGGTAATTACTGCTACAGCTACAACTGACGCAACTGTTCAAGCACAAATTCCAGCAGGGGAAGGTTCCTCTCAACACGCCTTCTTCTTTGTTCCAGCAGACCACCAAGCACTGGTCGATTGGCTCTATATAACACTAACTAAAAACGCTGGCGGGACTCAGCCTGATCTTATAACTAAGGCATGGGTTTTCTCTGATATTTCTAATTGTTGGTATGAGGTGTTTAGAGATCACATGAATGGTAATGTGGAGAATCACAGTAATTTAGTCCCTTCGCAGCCATTTGTTGTAGGGGAAAAATCTTTACTTGAATTTAGATCTACGACAGATCAAGATAATACTGAAGTTACCTGTAGGTTTTCTTTAATTGTAGTTCGTGATGTAGACGCATAGGAGACAAAATGAGTTTAGCAGATGATTTATATTCTATTGGTTTAAAGATAGAGCAGCTAAAGGCTTTACGGCCTGAAATTACATTCTCCGTTGAGAACAAACAAGATCCTCAAGGTGACTACTTTAATTTCAGAGCTGACTACACAGTATTAAGTTCAAGGGATGCTAGTTATGTAATTGATGTATTTGAAGCCTTAAGACAACAATATTTAACAGAGGATAGTAATTAAAATGGGAAAAGCAGAATTAGCTGCCGCATGGCAAATAGTAAAGACAGAATTAGACACATTACCTGATGACTATGACAAGCTTGATTTATTAGAGATGGCCGATGAGTTTATTGACGCAAAGTCTAAAGAAGTTGACGAGTCCTTAAAGAGCGTTGACCCCACAAATATCAGTGACGTACCATCAGGGCTTGCTAAAGTTTTAATTAATAAAAAATGGTATAACATTAATACTAAAACAGGTGAATTAACGCCAAGATAGGAGACAAAATGCAAGAAACATACCAAAAGAAAAAGCTGGCATGGCAGAACATTTTACACGCTACAAGTATTGCTGAAATGAGTAAACAGAAACACGCTCAAGTTGAACAAGACTTAGTGTATTTAGGCAAGGAATTGGGTTTAATACAAGACCAAAAAACTCCTGTTGTTGAGCCAGAAGTGGTAGAAGATGCCAATTAAAGTAAGTAGTCGCCCACCAACGCCACAAGAAACTAAAGAATTACAAAAATCAGAAACAGAAATAGAAGTTAGGGATTATGCACAAGAAAATCCTAAGGATCTATCTGAATCTGTAATTAAGCTAGTTTTAGATAGTGAAGAGTTTCAAGACGTTTTAAGAGATTGTGTTCATAAGTCTGCTGACTTTACTATGACAATTATTGAGCGTCATTTGCAAGATTATCATAAACCAGAAAAGCCATGGTGGAAATTTTGGGGATAGATGATTACCAGTGGAACGTGGTCTATGAGGAAGCGTATAAGGAAGACGGTTCTTTGTACTTTCCTCAAAGGCTTGACCAAGATTTTTTAGATAATAAGCGTAAGGTGCTAGGTTCTTACATATTTGCCAACCAATACTTAAATAGGGTTGTACCAGATGAAGAACAAGACTTTAAAAAATCATGGATCAAATATTATCATTTTCTCCCACCGGAGAAGTACACGTTTGTCACTATTGATCCGGCGATTAGCCTCAACGATGGTGCTGATTATACTGCTTTCTGTGTTGTTCATGTTGACCCAGATCGTAACTGGTATGTTCAAATGGCTAATAGATTGCGTATCAATGCTACTGACACAGTGAAGTTGATATTTGAGTTATATGATCGTTTTAAACCTCAAGTTATAGGGGTTGAGGCGATTGCCTATCAACAGGCACTAATTCACTTTTTACAAAATGAGTCCAAAAGACGCGGTTTACACCTCCCAATAATGGAGATTAAGGCCGCTAGACTCGACAAAGAGGGTGGTAAAATGGTTACTCCCTCTAAATATATTAGAATAAGACGTTTAGTTCCTATGTTTGAATGGGGTAAAATCTTTTTAAACCAAGGACTACATGATTTAGAATTAGAATATTCTTCATTTCCTAGAGGAAGTCATGACGACATCATGGATGCTTTAGCTAGGGTTGAAGATGTAGCATATTATCCACATTCTATAAGGAGGATGAAACGTGACCCACAACCAAACGACCCAGAATACGAAAGATGGTATATTGGACAGCTTGCTAAAGGAAAAAGACCGGAAAAGTGAGGCTATTTCAGCTCCACTAGAATCTGAGTCTCCTGAAGTTAAAGAACCAGTAGGATTTTCTGAAGAAGAAGTAAAAAAAGAAGTAAAAAGAGAGAACGAAATCGAGAATTTTGAGACCAAAATAGCTATTGCTGCTAGAAATGGTCAAAAATGGATGGAAGTGCCTAAAAATATCTTAGTAAACCTATGCAGAGGTGAATATCCGAAGTCTGGGTACATTATTTGGAAGAATGTTAAGGTATGTGAAATGGGTAGAGCTGAAGAATTGGCTAAAAAAGATGGAGAAACAGCTTTTGAAAGGGTTTTTCCTGGTGAAACTACCAAAGTAGGTGTGTAATGAACATTGAATTGGTAGTTATTTCATCTTTGTTGGTTTTAACAAATTTGTATTGGATGTATCATTCTCAAAAATTAGTAGATAAGATAATGAGTAGAGATTTCACCGAATACAGAACAGCAGAGATAAAAGAGCCAGTTAAACGTCCAGAAAAGGTACAACAAGGGGTGCCTGAAAACCTTGGCCCATTGCAAGATTTCGTCCTTTAGAACTAGAATAAGCTAAGGGGAATCATAGTGAGTATTTTTGACAAAATAGGTTCGATTATGTCTTCTGCTGACGATCAAAGTCAAGAAGACAAGAACCTGGCATCATATCTTAAATCGAGAGTATCAGAAATCCGTTCAAGCTCAAGCCGCATTGCGCATGAGGGTGTATGGATGACCAACATTGCATACTTATTAGGGTATGATTCTGTTTACTATGATACTGATTCTAGACAATTCAAACCTGTTGGATCGGGGTCGCAATATCTAGCGAGAAATCGTATTCACGTTAATAAGATTCTTCCAATCATCCAAAACAGACTAGCCAGATTATGCAAAAACCCACCTCGCTATGATGTGCGCCCCAATTCCAACGATCAAGAGGACAAAGACGCTGCTAGATTAGGTGTGAAGCTAATTACTAACGTATGGGACCGAGAAGCCTTAAATAAGAAGCGTATTGACCTGTATATGTGGATGCAACAATGCGGATTTGCTTGGATAAAGACCTGTTGGGATGATGAAAAGGGTAAAATGGCCTACAATCCTGAAACTGGAGAAATAGAGTATGAGGGTGATATAGCCTGTGAGGTTTATTCACCTTTTGAGGTATTTCCTGATCCATTAGCCAAAACAGAAGAAGATATGCGTTACTTGATGACCGTAAAAGTGCGTAAATTGGATTATTTCAGAAACAACTATGAAAAGGGTAACTTAGTTAAATCTGAGGATGCTTGGCTACTATCTACTCAATACCTCCTGCGTGTCAACTCAATGAACACTCAGGGGCCCACATCGTCCGCTATTCAGCAGCAAATGGAAAATGCGGCCCTAGAGATAGCTTACTACGAAAAACCCTCTAGAAAGCATCCTGGGGGCAGATTAGTGATATGTGCTAATGGTGTGATCCTAAGAGATGATCCATTGCCTGTAGATGAGATCCCTTTTGCTAAATTTGATGACATTGTAATTGGCGGGAAAATCTATTCTGAGAGTATTATCACACACTTACGTCCTATGCAGGACCAATTTAACCGAGTAATCACCCGTAGAGCAGTATGGACCAATGCTTTGTTGGCCGGAAAATATATCGCAGCTAGAGGTCATGGACTGTCTCAAGAGGCAATAAATGACACTACAGAGGTTGTAGAATACGATCATGTTCCAGGGGCACAGCCTCCTACTGCCATGAACATACCTAATATCCCTCAATATGCCTATGCCGAGGAGGAGTCATTAGAGCAAATGCTAAATGATGTTGCTGGCATAAATGAGGTCTCCAAAGGGCAACTTCCTGCTGCTGGACTTCCTGCTATTGGGATGCAGTTATTAACAGAGCAAGATGATACTCGTATTGGGATTATGATTGAGCGTCATGAATATGCCTGGGCCAAGGTAGGTCGTCATATTCTTAAATATGCTGAAAAATACTATCAAAACGAGAGAATGTTAAAAGAAGTAGGTAGTGGGGACCATTACGAGGTCAAAAAATTCAAAGGTGAAGATATATTAGGAAATAATGATGTTATTGTTATTCGTGGCTCTACTTTGCCTGGTTCTAAGGTACTACGTCGTCAAGAACTACTAAATTTATACGAAAGAGGTCTTTTAGGAGATCCTATGCAGCCTGAAACTAGAGAAAAGGTATTGGGTATGTTGGAATTTGGCGATGTTCAGGAAGCTTGGAAAGAGCATGAGACTGACATGAAACAAATAGAGCGTGATATTGAGATGATGAAAGAGGGCAATTATGTTCAAATTCATGAACTCGATAACCACCCTTTACATATCAAAGAAAAGAACAACTTCAGAAAAACAGATGATTTCCTTCAATTAGATCCTAATTCTCAGGTTCTTTTATTGGAAAACATCGAAAAGCATATCCAAGCCATGACTGGAATCATGGAAGATGCTCAAGGCACTCCAAACATGAATGATCCTAATGAGAAGGCCGATATGGAAAAAGAAGCCTTACTGGATTCTGCGGATATGATGCAGGATATGGACGATATTCAGTTAGAACAAGGTGGCGAAGCCTCTTTAGTTCCTGATGAGCAAAATCCATATGCTATGGACCCAATGGGAGGATTTTAATGGGATTTTCTATGAAACTAGACTCTATAAAAAAAGTAATGTCAAAGATACCAAAAGATAAGGTTAAAGAGGACTCTCCTTTGGCAAAAGCTATATCAAAAGCAAGAACTTCAAGAAAATCAAAAGCAAATTTTATGAGGGGAATTTCTTCAGATGTTTTAGGTAGAGTTCCAAGCACTATAAAGAAAAAAACAAATCCTGAAACAAAACCAAAAACCATGAAAGAAGCTGATGAACAACTTGAAAAGAAGATTTCTGGGAAGGGCGAAGCATAATGTTTTTTGATTGGCTTAGGAAAGCAATTTTTGGACATTTGAATAAAGGAATTGAAGAAGGAAAAAGACTTCAAAGAGAAAGAGAAGAAGCTAAACGTAGAGCTAGAGAAGAATATGAGCAAGCTAGAAGGCAGCGTGAACAAGAAGATCAACAGCCAGTTGGTGCATCTCTTTTAACTGGGGTTACTTTAATGGGCACTAATTTTAATCCGTATGGAGCAACCACAATGGAAGGTGCTTATAACAATTTATTTGATGCCACTCAAGGTATGGGTGGAATGACAATGACATCGGGAGCGACATTATATGCGAATCAGTAATGCATTAATACAAGCAGTAAAGAAGGCAAAGCAAAAGGGTGCTTTAACTAGAGCTCAAGAAGATGAATTGTTTCCTGAACAAACTTCCAAGGAATCTGAAGATATTGAAAGAATGGAAGAAGATAGAAAGCCAAAACCTGAGAAATATGATTTTGAGCCTCTAGATGGAGAGATGCCTAAAAAGAAAAGGGTAGATAAGCCAAACAATATGACAAAAGACGAATGGAAGAAATTTAAAAGTAACGCAGGGGTAGAATAATGTCTCCTATGATTAAAGCGATGATGATGATGAGGGAAAAAAGTCTTTTAGCTAAAAAGAAAGACTCTCCTACAAAGGAAGACGATGAAGATAAGCCTGAAAGAAAAGATACAGAGATTGCACCTCCAACTGCTGCTTCTAAAGCAAATGACGAGAAAGTGAAGCAGGAGAAAATGATGGAGGCTATGCAAGACGATCAAAGATTAGGAATGTTAATGAATGGGGAAATGAATCCCCAATCTTTAGATGACATAGCAATGATGGAATACCAAAGAAAGGAACAATAATGGACCAAAACCCACAAGATGACCAAAGATTAGATGACGTTGTTATACCAGATGAGCAACCAGAGGAACAGCCTCAAGAGGAGTCTCCAGTAGATGAACCTCAAGATGATGGACCTTTGGACTTAGAAAGTGTAGAGCGTTTTAAATTTGCTGGCAGAGAATGGACTCCCAAAGAAATGCAGGATGCCTATTTAATGCAAGCGGATTACACTCGCAAAACTCAAGAACTTGCAGACGAACGTAAATATATGGGCGCATTGCAAGCAGACTTGGCGGCTGTGAGAGAAAATCCAAAACTCGAATCTGAATTTAAAAAGTTATACCCAGAAAAGTATCATGCTTATTTGGGTTATGTTTTACCAGACAAGCGAGTTGAGGAGTCGGGGGATCAAGTACCTAAAGAAGTCTTAACCAAATTGGAAAAGATGGAGAAGTTTATTGAGTCACAACAATCAAAGGAAGAGGAACTAAAAGTACAGGAATATTCTAATTGGATAGCGGATCAGGAAGCTAAACATACTAAAAAGTATGAATTAGCCAATCCTGTAGATGTCTGGACAAGAATACAAGCCGGTATGGAACAGGGACAATTCAAAGAGAGCGATGTGAATGAAAAAATGGTTGAACAATATTTCAAGCAATCTCATGAGCAGACCCAAAAGGTGTTTGATAACTATTCAAAGAAACAATTTGAAAACAACAAACAGGTAAACTCTAAGGCTAAAGATACTGGTAAGGGTGGTAATTCACCTGGTCAAGCTCCTAGGAAACTAAGACTTGATGAAGTGGATGATGTTCTTATCAAGGATCTCCAAGCCAAAGGTTACTAAGGGGTAAAAAAATGGCTAATCAATTTCAAAATATTACGTCGGGATTGGCTGAGTTGAAAAACTATTACCAAGGCCCGATGACATCTCAATTCAATGATGATTTGCCCATTTACCGAGGTTGTGAAAAAGGGAAACACGCATGGAGCGGATACCAAGTAATCCGTCCTATCAAAACCCGTCGCAATCCTGGTATTGGTGCAACGTCTGATGGCGGTTCACTACCTTCAATCGGTAGACAAACCACTCGTCAGGCAATCATCAGCGCAAAATACAACTATCTGCGTTTCGGTATTACTGGCCCAATGATTAAGGCTTCTCAAAGTGACGTTGGTTCATTTGTGCGTTCTGCATCTTATGAATTAAAAGAAGGTTATACTGACCTTAAAAATGACGTTAATAGACAGCTTTCATGGGATGGTACTTCCGATTTAGCACGTTGTAATGCTGCTGTTGCAGCTTCTACAACTTTGGTTGTAAAAGGTCGTGAGGATACTGAGCAAGCTCTAAAATTCTTAGACATTGGCATGGTTGTTGATATTTACAATGGTTCTACTAAAGTAGCTTCATCTGTGACTATTGACGACATCACTTCTGGTGATGCTAACAGTTCTACAGCTACATTAACTATGTCTGCTGCTATTACTGTAAGTGAAGACGATGTTATTGTTAGAGCTAACTCTTTTGGTCAAGAGGTAGAAGGTCTTTTAACTCAGTTAGATGGTGGTGTTACCACTGTTTTTAACATTGATAGAAGTGCTGAGATTTCTTTCCAAGGTAACGTAGTTGACCGTAGTGGTGGACAATTAACTCTGGATTCTATGCAACAAGCTTTTAACGAAGCTATGCGTAGAGGTGGTCCTGGTTTGTCTGCTCTATATTGTGACTACGATACTCACAGAATGTATCAAAAGTTATTAACTGTAGATAAGCGTTATTCTAACACTGTAAAAGGTGATGGTGGTTTCGCAGCTAAGGATAAATCTTACTTAGATTTCAATGGTATTCCATTGGTAGCTGATAAAGATTGTCCTCCTAGATTATTCTTCTTACCTAAGAGCATGATTAAAAAATATGTTCTTTGTGAGATGGAATTTGCTGATGAGACTGGATCTATGATGATCGCTCAATCTGGTGAAGATAGCTTTGAAGTTCGTGTAAGACACTTCTTCAACTTGTTCAACGAGAAGCCTTCTGCTTCTGCTGTATTGACTAACTATATCTCACCCTAATCGGAGTTGATATGAACTGGCAACTGAGACAAATGAATACAGCAATTAAAAAGCATGACAGAGACTTGTTTGTTAATGAAAGTCATACTGGAATGGTGCAAATCTTTCGTAAGAAGGGTAAGCAAAAACAGTATGTAATGTCTTTAACTGAAGATTGGTCTGCTAATTCTGAGCCTGTTCTTTGGGGTACGTTGCCGGTTCTCCAAAGGTTGAAAATGATCGACGTTTGGAATAATGAAGCACTTTTTGAAGAGATGGAAAAACAAAGACAGAAGGATGAAAAGTCTAAAGAACGAGAGTTCGATAATCAGACTGAAAGCTTTCTTTACGAGTTTAGAGATCAATTCAAAAAAACATTTAATGATGTAAATACTGCGAATATGGATAAAACAAAGCATCTTCGCATGAAAGAAAGGAAACGAAAATGGGAATAGCTAATAGAGATAAGGACGCTTCTGAGAAGCAGTACTCCGTACAAAATCAGTGGAATATCGCTGCTGATTTAGTAACTGGTGCTACTGTAATGGCTCATATTGTGTCACATCCTGCTAAAATGAAGTCTGCCCAATTTGCTGCCCTTGGTGTGTCTGGTTCTCCAACTTACCAAGTAAATGCATTGAGATGGACTTCTGGTGGAGCCACCGTAATCCCTCTAGGTCCTGCGGCCACTGTGTCTGCTGATTTTGGAGTGTCTGGTTCTGTAGTTGAACAATCAAGTTCATTAATTTCTTTGGAAACTGGTGATGTACTTCACGTTATCACTGGCGGTGCTAACTCTGCTGCTCTAGATTTATCTTGTGCAATCGTGTTAGAAGCTCTCCAAGACATTAAAGAAGAGTTCGGTAGTCAAGAATAGGCTCGTCGTCAGTGGGTGACGGCCTTGGGGGGAGTTAGGTTTTTGTCTCCTAGTCGGCTCCTAGCTCTCCCCGTTTTTTAATGAGGTATTATGTCAGATTTTTTATACAAACCAAAATCAATAGCTCCTATTTACTTTGCTGCTAATAACGGCACAGCAGGGGTGACTTTTGACATAAGCTCAGAAACTTTAGTTGTTATATTTGACCACGTATCTCTACAGTCTGGAGTTGGGTATTCTCTAACAGGTGGAGAAATAACCATAGAAAAAGCTGGAAAATACTTCTTTGATTGGTGTGCTTTCACCGCAGGAGCTTCTTTTAATACCTCCTCAACAGATGAAGTATGGTTTGATATTTCAGTTAATAATGTAGAGAAGTTGGCATCTCAACAAGAAAAGAAGTCTGCCTCTAAAACTGAAAGAATTGGTGCTTTTAACGTATCTGGGACCATTGAATTAGCTGTGGGAGACATAGTTAGACCAAGGATTCGTCGTGATTCAGGAGGCCAAACTACATGGAATTTGGATGTAGGAGCCGGAAAGAATACATTTTGTTTTTGGAGGACTAGCTCATGAGTAGGAAGTTTGCCTCAGTATTCTTTAAAAACACTCAAGGAACATTTGGGCTTGATGGTACTGCTAAGACCGTCACATTTACAAATCTTTACAATAACACTAATGACATAGCCAATCTTACTACTGGTATTGTGACCATTGATGAAGATGGGCTTTATTATGTATGTGCTCAATTATCTACCGAAAGCTCGGACACATTACCAACAGAATACACAGATTTATACTTATTTAAAAACTCTACTCAGATATGCCAAATGAAGCGCGGCGATGGACATTTAACTACTAGGACTAATTTTAGAAAATATTTAAGAGTTGGCACCCTAGTAAGGGCTAGTTCTGGTGATACCTTTTCTATCAAGGCATTATCAGATGTTACTGTTAACATAGAAGACGCATATTTCAACGTATTAAGGGTGTTTGACTGATGTTTTTATTTGGACCTGTAGATATATTTAACTCATCAAATATGATTAACTATTCTAATAGTTTAATTGATAGTACAACTTTGACCGCTACTCCAGCAATCATTCCAGCTAAAAATGTGGTCTTTGATGACAACTTAACATACGACACTGTAAACAACCGTATTGTTGCAAAAGAAGCTGGAATATTCGTATTTAATGTAAATATAGGAATTAATAAAGCAGCAAGTGGAACGCCAGGTGAAGGTGATGACGGGGTAAGATGTGCTATTGTAAGAGATGGCATTACTATGTGTGTGGCTTTTAGTGAGTTTGGCAACGATGGGATTGTTAATTCAAACTTTAACTTTTTGAACATTAGCTTCCCAATGGAGATGAATATAGGAACGGTTGCACAGATTTGGGCATCTTGCTCTCAAACAGAAGTATTACAAGGTCCTGTTAGATCATATTTAACAGTAAATAAAATAGGAGAATAAAATGGTTAAAACATTTGGGGTGGTATTTACCACAGACGATCCAAGCGCAGAATCAGGATTAGTCCCTGTTTTTGACAAGTTTAAGACAATAAGTGGAACTTCAGTGGCAGTACCAACTATCTCAGAATTAGGATCTGACGGTTTGTATTACTTCACAGCTACTTTATTAGCCAATGAGCTAATCTATTTTGTAATGGATGGAGCTACTACTGGATTGGGTGGTAATAGGTATGTATCAGGGATGCTAGATCCTGCTGATGCAATAGACGTTCAGACAACTAACTTTTCGTCAACAATGACCGCCGTACTTGGTGCCACTACTTCAGCTATTGGAGATGATTCTACTGCCCCTGCCGATATGTGGGGATACCTAATGAGACTACGAGAGTGGTTAGAGGGTGATGGAGAATACAATAAGGCAACTGGTGCATGGACACAAAAGAACATAGCAGGAACAACAACATTATCAACTAAAACACTAGCTGATGGAGCTACCATAGTTAGTAAAACTTAAGGAGACTAAATGAAGCCGACATTATCACTTTGTATGATCGTAAAGGACGAAGCCCACAACTTACCACGTCTTTTAAAATCTGTGGAAGGATGTTTTGATGAAATACATATTACTGACACAGGATCTACTGATAACACAGTGGAGATAGCAAAAGATGCGGGATGTATTGTCCACCATTTTGATTGGGTTAATGATTTTGCTGCTGCCCGCAATTACTCTTTTTCTCATACTAAAACTGATTACATTATGTGGATGGATGCTGATGATGTACTTGGAAATAAGGATGAGTTCTTAAGATGGAGAGATAACGTCATGTGTATGGCAGAGTATTGGTTTGTTAATTATAACTATGCCTATGATGACAAAGGAAATGCTATTTGCACATTTGCTAGAGAAAGAGTTGTAAAAAGAGCTAAGAAGATACCTTGGAAATACTTCATACATGAGGGTATGGTTCCTGAGCCTGGTCAAAACCCAGTAGCTCAAGCGGTAAATACATGGTCAGTAAACCACATGAGAACCCAAAAAGACATAGAAGCTGATAGAGGTAGAAACCTTAAATATATTGAGGAAAGACTAGAGCGAGGCGAAGAGATCCCAACTAGGCTTAAATTTTACCATGGTAAAGAGCTATTTGATGCTGGTATGTATGCCAAGTCATTTGATGTATTAGACAGTATTGATTTAAAACAATTAGAAGGACATGACAGAATCCTTACTATTCAATATATGGTTAAGGGTCTTCATTTGAAGTCTGGTGATGAAAAGTGCCCTGCTGTCAGAGATAGACTTATTGAAAGAGCCTACAGAACTGCTGTAAACGCTTCTATTCTTTCACCAAAAAGAGCTGAATTTCATGTATTAGCTGGTGATTCTAAAATCATGCAAGGAAAGGCTGATGAAGCACTTCCTCATTATGGAGCTGCTAAGAACTGCCCTTTAACAAGTGATATGAACCCTTTATTCAAAGCTGATGATTTATATGGATTTATTCCTAGTGAACAAATAGCCAGAATCCACTTAACAATGGGTAATTTAGATTTAGCTGAGAAGGAAGCAAAGGAATGTTATGAAGTTTATAGAAGACCTTCTACGCAAGAACTCTTGGCTCAGATTGTTAGATGTAAGTCCATTAAGAGCGGAGACTACGCAAAAGACCTCAAAGAAACAGAAGAAATAGTAATTTCCTGTATGCCTGGATCATGCACTTATGAGTGGGATGATGTTATATATAAGATGAAGGGAATAGGAGGGTCTGAGACCGCCGCCGTTGAAGTTGCTGAGTATTTAGCCCAAAAGACAGGAAGAACTGTAATTGTCTTTAACGATAGAGAAAAAGAGAGAATCACTGAAAGTGGTGTTCATTATAGATCAAATCAAGAAATGAGAGACTATTTTCTCACTTACAAACCATATCGTCATATAGCGTGGAGACATAACATAAAGCTAACTACGGCTCCTACATACTTGTGGAATCATGATTTAGCTGCTCCAGGTGTGAATAATTACAGAAACTATGATAAATTACTGTGTTTGTCTGACTTCCATAAGAACTTTTCAAATGTGATAAGTGGTGTTCCTTTTGAGAAGATTGCTGTTTTTAGAAACGGTATTGATACAGATAAATTTAAGAAATTCGATTATCTTAAAAAAGAGCCATTAAGAGTGATGTATTCTTCATCTCCTGACAGGGGTGTAGACAGAGCTATTAAGGTAGTTGAACGCGCCAGAGAGAAGGCAAGGCTTAATATCCAATTACACGTTTATTACGGATTTGATGTAATGGATAAGCACAACATTAAAACAACGGCCATTGGTCAGAGCGTGGATGAATTAAGAGATTTGGTCTATAACACTGATTTTGTTGTTTACCATGGGAATGTGGAACAACGTCAATTAGCCAAAGATATGATGAAATCATCAGTTTGGTTATATCCTACATGGTTTATGGAAACATTTTGTATTACAGCTATTGAGTGTTTACAAGCTAGATGTTTCCCTCTTGCACGCGCTGTGGGAGGTCTAAAAGACACCTTAAAGTCTGCTGACGATAGAAAGATGGCTAAACTTGTGTCTAGAGATTGCATTACAGACGAAGATATTGAGTTTTGGGCTGATGAACTAATAGATGCTCTGAAAAATGAAAAATGGCGTGATATAATTCCAGAGTTATTTGACCATTCATGGGCTTCTGTAACTGATGATCTAATTGGGATTATGGATGCAGAACCACTAGAGAAGAAGGAACAAGAACTTGAGCTTTCCAAAGTACAGTAAAGACTTAAACTATGGCCTCGGACTACTCCTATTTGGATTGTGGGATGGGGCCACTATTACGGTGGCAACAGACGGTAACGGGGTCTTAACCAATGGATTTTTATATAGCTGTGAAAATATATGGACCACATCTGAGCCAGTTACCCTAACATCTTGGACAGAAGAGTATCAGGAGTATTGTTAATGGATTTAGAAGCACTAAGAGAATTATTAAGAAATTGGGTAGATGATGAAAATGGAACATATTTCAGCAATACTATTGTAGATAGATTTTTGAATATGGCTTTGATAGAAGTTCAAAAGATACTCTTGCAAGCCTATGAGAATAGATGGGTAAAGGTTGTTACCACTACATTAGTGGCTGACCAAGACAGATATTTGCTTCCAGAAGATTTCATGAAGATGAATAGACTTGAGGTTGTAGCTTCTGGTTCTGGATCTAATGAGGATGTGTCAAAAGTTTACTTTACTACTCTTTCTCAAAAAGATCGGCAAATATCAAAAACGGGGCTACCCAATCAATATATGTTTTTGGATGATGAGATATTATTAAGACCTATTCCAGACACAGCTAGAACCATGAGAATGTATTATACATATAGAGTTCCTGAGCTTTCTGGTCTTACTGACATTCCAGACATTCCAAGGGAATACCACGAATATATTGCTCTAAGAGGTGCTAAGTTCGCCTTTATTAAAGATGGTCGCCAGGTACAGGAATTAGACGTAGAATTACTAAGATATAGAGAAGATATGAAAAAAGATGCTGAAAACAGAAATGTGGATAGAGCAAGAGATATAGTTAGAACCACGACGGATGGTATAGACCCGTTATATTAGAATATGGCTTATGATCGTTTAAAAGAAGAAATGATAAGAAACATTGGTGGTATCAATGAGAAGGCCTCAAATTATGTAATAGGTGAAAATGAGGTACTTTCTTTGAGAAATGCTTCTTTTCAAAAGCCTGGAGCATGGGAGTCTAGACCTGGATATACACTATATGCCACTGGTCCTACTACTATACCTGTTACTGGTATGTATGAGTTTTCTAAGTCAGATGGTGCTAGTTATTTGCTCATGGGAATGGGTGAAACACTATATAAAGTACAAGGATCGTCTGTAATACCTCTAGGTGGTGGTTTTAGTGGAGATCAGATAGATTTCACCACAATGAACGATATATGCTTTTTAGCTGATGGTACGGTATTTAAGAAGTTTGATGGAAATAGCGTCACAAACTATGGCTTACCTGTTCCAAACTATACAGCCATAATTGGGGCTATTGGATTCACTACTGGTAGTGGTTCCACTGTAATAGCATCGGCATATTATATGCAATTTGCCTATTTGAACAAAGATGGGTATTTAGGCCCATTGACTGACTCTGCTTTTGGGGTGACTGTGGCAGGAACTACAGTTGGCACGTTTTTTGTAAATTCTCTTTCTTCAACCCCGTTTATGTCATTATTTCCTACTGGATACGGGATCACATCTCTAGTTACCTTTATAAGCCCTACATTGATCTCTACGCCCAATAACAACGTAGTTAATGCTGGTGGGCTAATGAAGACAGAAGTGGCCACCACGAGCGTCACAGGACAGCCTGTGGGCTTTCAGTTTGCTGCTCCCAAAAGTCCATTTGGATCTACATTATCTGTTGAGAATACGACTTTAATCCCAATAGACTACAGTATCCAACAATACGACACATGGAACTCTTCTGAGGATTTTTTCCTAGATAGGATCTTTTCATTCTCGTTAGTGCCTAAATTTGTGGATCTGTACCAAAACAAATTGTTCATGTCAGGTTTTAGTGGTGACGCTTCCAACCTATTCTTTACAGAAGCCACATTTGAGGAAAGGGTATTCATAGACAATTTCTTCCCTATCCGAACAAATGACAATAACGAAATTACAGGTAAAGTTCCGTATCAGGGTTCTTTAATAGTATTCAAGGAAGAGTCTATAACGGAGGTGTCTGGGACATCCGCCCTCCTATCGAACTCTGATGCGGTTATTAACTATGGTTGTTTAAATAACAAATGTATTGTGCAGTTTAACTCAAGATTGTGGTTTTTAGACCGCAAGGGTGTTGCTGAATATAACGGTATTAACACTCAAATAGTGTCAAATCGTGTAGAAGAGACATTTGACAGAATGAACCCAGAACAAGCCAAAAGGGTCGCTAGAGCCGTTCACTGGAAGCGTAGGAATGAAGTATGGTTTGCCATACCTTTAGATGATTCTGTGGAGAATAACGCTATTGTTGTACATGATTACCTAGCTAATGCATGGACTGTATATGAGGGTTTTAACCCTTCTGAGATGGTAATAGCTGAAGGTAATGGGTTTGAAAACACAGTATTTTGGGGTGGCTATAGAGGCACAGTTAACAGAATGGGTGAGTCTCTTCCAAGTGATTTTGGAGCTACTATTAATATGAGTATTCAGACAAGGTTCCATGCTAGACATGGTGTATCTTCTGAGGAGCTTTGGAGAAGGTTTTTTGTTCATGGACAAGCTGATTCTAATTTGCCAATTACATTAGAGTTTATACCCAACTATGGAACAGACATTAGTCTAACTGCTGGAGTTACATTAAGCTCTAATAAGGTTAAATACGACTTAGGGCTTCCAGCTTATTCAATGAGTGTTAATATGAGTATGGGATCTAGTACAGACAAAATGGTCATAAATGGTTATACTATAGAGAGTAGATTTTTGAGGAATGAATAGTGGGCGTACCTAAAAAGAAGATAAATTTTGATTTAAACCAGGAAAATAAAAAGAACTGGGCAGATGTATCTTCTTGGGCTAGATCAGTTAATGAGGCTGTAGAAGACAACGACACTCGTTTATCTACAACTGAATCAAATGTAACTGAGTTACAGTCTAGTCAAAAAACTTACTGGCAAATAAAAACACTAAACACAACGGTTAGTGCAAATACTTCTGATATAGCTGATTTAAGATTTAATAATTTAGAGGCAGGGAAAGATTATAGATTATCTGGAGCAACACAAGTAAGAACCACTACAAGCGGTGGAACAGCTCAAATTAGGTTTAGAGAAAATAATAATATAATTGGGATAGTTTTTCATAGACAGCTTTCCGCTAGTGGGGATTTAGAATCTGTATATGGTATAAACATACTTTTTAAAGCTACCGAAAATGGAGTTTTAACTGTTGATTTTACAGAAGGTGGACCCGCTCTTTTCTATGGGGACGGGACAAGAGATCAGTCGTATCTAATTTTAGAAGAATTACCAAATCATGTAGAAACGGATAAGTGGAGTTAATATGGAAGGAATTTTTACACCAAGCTGGGAAAAAGCACAGAATATGTACCAATGGGGTATAAAAGACGTTTACGAAGGTGCTAAAAGTGTTGTAAGTGCACCTGTTAAGGTTATTAAAGCAGTTAATGATGTTGTTAGTGCTCCAGCAAGATTAATAACTGATCCGAACAATGGTCTTATAAGAGGTGATGTTGGTAAAGCAATAAACACCGTTGCTGGTGCTCCGTCATATGCATTAGCTGGAATAGATAATATAATAAATAGTAATTGGCAACTTGGTGAGCAAAAAAATGAAAATGTTGATGCCCCAACTGGTGATTCTGATTCTATTAAAAGAATGGAAGAAATTTATAAAAAATTCGACCCTGCTTCATGGGCTAGAGAACAAATGGTTGGTGCTCGTAGAGAAACTGGTTTGAAGAGTAGAAAAGGTCAGTCTGATGTAAGAGATTATATGCAGTCTATGGGTTCAAATGCTGCTTATTCTGGTAGATCAAAAAGTGCTCAAGAAGGATTAGCAGGGTCTATGGCTGCTGCATTAGCTAAAGAAGGTGCTAATATTAATAGAAAAGCACTTGAAGCTAAACAGGCAATGGCAGATGACATTAAAGCCGCTAAAGCTGGTGTGGCATTACAAGATTTACAAATGAAACAAAGATTAGAAGAAATTCAATCTGGTGTTACTGCATACAAAAATTCATTAACTGCTCAAGGTACTGGTTATTTAGGACAGGCTTTAGGTAATTGGCTTGGTGACATGAAAGGCACTTCTAGTGGTGGAGGTGGAGGAAGTGGGCCTAATTTTATGGCTATGAACTATCCTGGATACGAAACAAATGCAGGGACAGTGAGGAGTTAATAATGGCAGGACTTATTTCACAAGATAAAATAACTGGTGCCGCTATAGGCGAAGAAAGACCACCTGAATATAGCCCAACTGAGGCGTATGGATCTGCGATGGGACAAATGGCTGCTGATAGCGGTTTTGAAAAAGAGGGTTTGTCTTCATATGGAGCAGAAAGCCTTATGAATACTGATCCTAGAAAATCAACTATGGCACCTATGTATAGAGCTATAGAAAATAACGAAAGAGACAAGTTTAACGCTGGTCTTCATATTATGAGGAAAAACATAAATGCTGCTAATCCAATTCACTCTTTCCAAAGATACTCAAGGCTTGCTGATGTTGAAAACAGAATGAAGGAAGTAGAACGTCAGAGAAGGCTATATGAAGAACAGTTAAATGCTAATCGTAAAAAATCTAGAGCAACACTAATTAGTGGAGTATTAGGCTTAGGTGGTGCCATTGGTGGTGCGTTGATTGCTGGACCTGCTGGAGCTGCTTTGGGTGCAACTGCTGGATATGGTGCTGGTAGTGCAATAGGTGCGAATTTATAGGAGAATATAATGGCTGATTTTAATGAATACAATCAATGGTCTCCGGCCCTTTCATTAGGTTCTGGATTTGCTAGAGGTCTTCTAAATTCCTATGATCGTCAACAAAACTGGAAGATGAGACAAAAGGAACTTGAAGAAAATCGTAATTTCCAACGTGAAATGAAAAAGGAAGAACGCCAGTTTCAAAGAGAATTATACGAAGATAAAAAAGCCATGGATATGTGGCAGTCTGGAGTGCAAGAAAGTCTTCCTACATATGTTCCAGAAATTGGCCCAATACAACAAGATGTTCAACAAAGTGCAGAACAAAGAGGTTTAATAGACCCTACTACTGGCAGAGCACAGTCTGGTATGTTGGCTCCTCAGCAAAAATATGAATTATCTCCTAGAGGTAGGTTCCAGCAAAATGTAGGTCTTATGGGCCAAGGTATGAAACCACATCCTACAGATGTATATGGTATGCCTACTTGGGACACTGAATCTCCTGAATACAGAAAATCTCAACTTGGTAATCTTTTAACCCAAGCTAGAATTGGTGGTATGTTACAAGACCAAAACATTAAGGGTCAAAAAGTAGTCTATGAAAGTAAAGCAGAGGAAGAGGCTGATCGCAAGTTTGGTCAAATCTACGCAGAATACTTTACTGAAGGTGCAATGAGAGATGTTGAAAACGACATAGATAGGCTAGATGAGGTTATTGCAAAAATTGAAGACCCTGACACTGAGGCTTCTGGTTGGCAAAAAGGTCTTTTGCCTAAATATTTAAGAGATATGGCTCCAACTGAAGATATGGGATTAAGTGCTGAGATTGAAGACGAATTGATGAAAATTTCGTCTAAGACAATTAAATTGCTATATGGTGGTAATCCATCAATCAAAGAGGTTGAAATGAATAAACAAACTCTTTGGAACCCTCGTCAAAAAGAAAATATAAATGTTGCTAAAATGAAGAACCAAAAACGTGAGTTAATTAACAAGCGTGATGCTTTATATGATGCTAAAAAGCATTTTGAAGAAAACAAAACTATGAAAGGTTTTAACTTCAAAAGATTAGAGACAAGAGGAACCGGAACGCCATCAACTAAAAAATCAGATGATTTAGACAAAAAATTAAACAGCATGAGTGACGCTGAATTAGAAGCTGAATTAAAGAGGTTAAAAGGTGGCCAATAGACAAGAGCTTATTAAACAGATTAAACGCCAACAAATGATTAATGAGATTAAGTCATTACAAGGTGGGTCTTCTGTAGAGCCTATGGCGGGTAGAGATAAGTATGCACTTGAGGCTATGCAAAATCCTCAAAAGCAAAACTTTACTCCTGCTGAAATAGGTGCTGGAGTTGGAGCTGTTGTTGGATCTGTTACTCCTGTTGGACCTGTTGCTGGTGCAATGGGAGGTGGATTTTTAGGAGAAGTCGCTAGAAAAGGCTATCAGATGTATAAGGGTGAGCCTGTCACTGGAGAGCCTGGTAGTGAAGTATTTGAAGGCCTAAAGGGAGGTGCATACGAGCTTGGTGGTGGACTAATTGGTAGGGGTGTAGGAAAAGGTCTATCTAAAATGGGAATAGGTCTCAGAGAAGGTGCTGAACAGGTTGGAGAAGCTGCTGTAAGACAAAATGTTCCAACACCAGGACCAATGCTATATGGGTCTAAACAAGCTCAGGAAAACCTTGGGAAATCTATGTCTATACCTGGTTGGATTCAAGGAAGAGTAATGAAGCCTGTTTGGGAAGCTATTAGATCCGGTTCAAAGGATGTTATTAAGCGTAATACTACTTTAGCTAAAGATGAAATAGAAGACTTAGTAATGGATAGAATTGCATTAAGGGTTAATAAGTTATTTGAGCCAGCAGAAAGGTTTTATCAGGGTCTAAGTGACAATGTAACTAAGCAGATAAGATTTGGTCGTGGTAAAACTGTTCCATATAAAGATGTAGAAGAAATCATGCCTGGTATGGGTAAAAAGACTGTCACAAAGACAAAATATAAGCCAAGTGATTATGACCAATGGATTGATGATTTAGATAATATTGATGTAGTTAAAGCTGATCCAAAGGGTCCTGAAGCACGTATTATTAGAAAAT